TGCATAGATGTATAATTTCTCGGCTAAACGAATATTGTCCGTGTATTATAACATCTTTTTTTAATTCCTCATTACTTCCGTAGTAAGTTTGCCAGTCCGAGGAAACTTTGAATCGTTTCTTCTTACCTTTTACTTGTTTGGTTTTCGAGGAATAGAAAAATTTCTTGCCAATGTATTTTTTATTTGTTACATTGTTGGTAATAATATAAACGAATCCATAATTATCACCAATCAAATCTTCTGTAAAGTCTTTATTTTTGTATGTCCAGTTCAGTCCCATTTATCATCATCATCGAGTTCATCATCTTCTATATATTCGTCTTCGGATAATGAATCAATTGGTTCACCACAAAATGGGCAAAACTCAGGTAAATCTTCTGATACTAATTCTTCCATAAAGATTACATCGTAGCTGGATTCACAACTACTGCACTCCGCTGTTATTGTTCTTGTTGTCATATTTTTCCTTTAATGAGCCCACACATCACCCCAATCTCCAGATAATGCTCCCTTTGCATAATCGGTTGCACGGTTCTCAAAGAAGTTTGTATGTGTTGGTGCGTTAATCATTTCCTCAACCCAAGGTAAAGGATTCTTCTTTACTTTAAAAATACCCTTAAGACCAAGAGATATAAGACGCCTATCAGCAATATAACGGATATACTTTTTAACATCTTCACTAGAAAGACCGTCCATAGCGCCCATAGAAAAGGAGAGGTCAATAAACTTATCTTCCAATTCGACCATTTTTTCGGCGATTGTGTAGATTCGTGATTTGAGCTCGTCATTCCATATCTCTTTGTTTTCCTCTATGTAGGTGCGAAATAGTTTAATCATTGATTCGGCATGTTGAGTTTCATCAACGATAGACCAAGTAACAATTTGGCCCATACCTTTCATTTTACCCATACGGGGAAAGTTTAATAACATAATGAAGGAGCTGAACAACTGCATCCCTTCAGTGAAAGCACTGAACACGGCGATGTGGGTTGCAGTTGAAGCAGCATCTCCATTTTTTGAACTAATGTCTAAAATATAATCGTGTTTATCTTTCATTTCTTGGTATTCCAAGAATTGATTGTATGTGGCTTCAGGTAAACCAAGAGTTTCAATTAGGTGACTATATGCAGCAACGTGTAGTGCTTCCCTTGCAGCAAAACCTAACAACATCATACGAACTTCTGGTTGAGGAAAGTATGGTAAATAGTTCTTTACATAACCACCAGCAACATCAATGTCACCTTGTGTGAAGAAACGGAAGATGTGTGTTAAGAATTGTTTTTCCTCTTTTGTTAGTTTCTTTTTCCAATCTTTAACATCTTCCATCATTGGAACTTCTGTATGTAACCAATGAGATTGTTCATGTTTTATCCATGAGTCATATGCCCAAGGATAATTGAATGGTTTGAAACTGTTTCTCTCATTCGTAAGTTTTGAATCTGCTTTCTTAATCATGTTGTTGCCCACTCTTTTAATTCTGTGACTGTCTTAGAACCAACTAATCGTTTAATCTCAACTGTGCCATCAGTCAACACCAAGGTTGGTACACCACGAATACCGTATTCAACTGCAATATCCGATTGAACATCAATATCAACCACTTCAACAGGAAGTGATAGATTTGCTTCTTCTAAATTCTTTGCCAATGATTTACATGGTTGGCACCATGATGCGGTAAATCTTAAAATTTTCATTTATCTCTCCATTAATTCGTTTACAAAATTTAATAATAGTTTGTGATGTTTTCCGTCATGATAATGACCTTTCATCCAACTGTATGATTCATACCAATGAGGTTGACTTTCAGGATGACAACCAATTAAACCCACTCTATTTTGAATGATGGCCATTGGATCATCATTCATATACTTTGCAATGATATCATACTGACCTGGACCAAAAGCACAACCATCATAAAAGAACATCTTTTCTTCTTTACCCAACCATTCAATTTTTAAGTTTTTTGCATGGGGTCTACGTGTGTCTGTATTTGGTCGAGTTATGTATTGTTCAACACTCACATTATCCAAAAAATTAAAGTAATCATTGCCAGCCCAATAAGCACCCATGCAAATTCCCAAATAACGGCCACCGCTATGTACAAAATCAGAAATGCGGTGGCAATTATCTTTAAACAGAAAATCAAAACTATCACTATCACCCAAGCCACCAGGAAAAGCAACAATATCGACATTATCGAAGAAGTCATTTTCTAGTTCGTGCTTTGTGAATATTTTAAAATTATAATGTGTTTCTAATGCTTTGATTATTCCATTTCCAGATTGTACTGAACATTTTGGTTGATGTAAAAACAAAGCAATTGTAGGTTTCATTTATCCCTCGCAAGCAATACAATCATTTCCTTGTGCTACTTGTACCATATCAAGCTCTTTGATAACTTGACGTTCAATCTTCTTGGATACTTTATCAGCCTTACCAATTTTTTCTGAACGGCAATAGTAAAGAGTTTTCAATCCTTTTTTCCATGCCATAAAATGAATGGCGTGAATGTATTTAATGTGTGCATCTGGACGGAAGAACAAGTTTAGTGATTGTGCTTGGTCTATGTATTGCTGACGGTCTGATGCCAATTCAATCACCCAACGTTGGTCAATTTCCATAGATGTTTTGAATACTGCTCTCTCATTTTCATCTAACCATTCTAAGTGCTGAACGGAACCATCATTTGCCATAATACTACTCCAGACTTCATCTGCCCATCCTTCTGTATGAATCTCAGCATGTTTCCGAATGATTTTATCTAGGTATTTGTTCTTGTTTAGAAATGCGCCCGATAAAGTGTCTTGACGGTAAGCATTAGCACGGTAAGGCTCAACGCTAGGACTAGTATTTCCCATAATGATAGACGAAGAAGCATTTGGAGCAATAGCCATAAGGTGACTGAAGCGCTGGCCAGTGCCGACAGCATCAGGAGCTTCGCCTCGTTCTTTTCCAAGAATTTGATTAGCCTCATCCAATTTACTCCTTATGTGTTTGAACATTTGATTATTTGCAACCTTGGCCATTACACCTTCAAATGCAATATTGTTCTTCTGCAAGTATGCATGAAATCCTAAGGCACCAATGCCAATAGAACGCTCACGGCTAGCAGAGTATATAGCCCTGGAAATGGTATCAGGTGCATTAACAATAAAAAACTCCAGAACGTTATCAAGCATTTCAGCAACATCCCTAAGGAACAAAGGTTCATTCTTCCATTCATCATAGTACTCCAAGTTTAAGGATGATAAACAACACACTGCGGTGCGTTCTTCATTTGTTGGTAAAATAATTTCAGAACAAAGATTTGATTGATGTACTTTCAATCCTTTATCTTTTAAGAATTGTGGTAACATTTTATTACTTGTATCAATGAAGTGAATGTAAGGTTCACCTGTGTGCATACGCAATTCTAAGATTTGTTGCCATAGATGTTTGGCAGAAACTGTCTCTCGCACTTCTCCTGATTTAGGATCAACCAGAGGCCACGAATCATCTGCTTCTGAATCCAACATACAGTTTTCAATCAACTGCATGAAGTCATCAGTGATATTGATACCATGATGTAGATTCAGGCAACGCACATTAGGGTCACCAGTTGGTTTACGCATTTCTAAAAATGATATAATATCGGGATGACTGATATCAAGATAAGCAGCATAACTTCCACGGCGAGTACGACCCTGACGATAAGCAAGAGATGAAGCATCGTAAATTTTGAGGTGCGGCATAACGCCAGTACTCTTGTCGTCTGCACTACGTATACCGAAGCCAATACCAACACCACCGCCAAGCATAGAAAGCCAATTAGTTTCGCTAAGATTATCAACTAGACCCTCCGCAGTGTCTTCAATATAATTAAGAAAGCATGAAATAGGCATCCCACGCTTAGAACGGCCATAGCTAAGAATTGGAGTACTATAACTAAGCCAATGATTAGAGGCGTAATCGTAAAGGCGTTGAGCGTGTTCAGGATTACTTCCAAATGACGATGATACATATGCAAACCTCTGTTGTGGTGATGTTTCATCATCACGCATGTAAGATTCTTGTAATCTTTTAATTCCTAATTCATCAAATAGTTTATCTTTTTCTAAGTTTATTTTGACACCCATGTATTCCATATTTTTACTTTCTTATAATTGTTTTAATATCAGGTGGCGTCCAACCTTCTGGTTTTAACACTTTACCATCTTCTCTTTTTAATACTTTTCCGTTTTCAGAAATTTTGGCCAAATTACTACGTGCAACTTCGTCCCAAACCTCTTGTTGTGGAATGTTGAGTGTGTGTTCAAGTCCTTCGATGACCCATTTTAAATCCGCAGTTGCATCTGCAATTTCCACAAGGTTCCGACTGCCATAAGCAGTAATAAGTTCCTTAAATTCTTCTATAATCAAGTCCATGTAGAGTTCTGCTTGTGGACCGAAATCTCTTGCTTTTTGGTCACATGCATCCATAAAGATTCTTACATCATTCTTACTGTCCATTGGTGTACTCCTTAATCATAGGGAAAAT